TTTTTTAACCAATCTTTCATTTAATTGTCTCCATATGATAAGTTAGTGTTTCCAAAGGAAAAATAGGACTAATCTTATCTTCATAAAATTTTGTATATTTCTCAGCAACAGGAATCAATAATTTTTGAAACCATGTTTGGTCTATGCCTTCATTAAAAGTTTTTTTGTGCATCTTAAATGCAAAATTACTATATGCATATCTTTCGTGATATGCATGACCTTTAACAAAATAACTTAAAGTATCGGCAGTAAAGAAATGTTTATGTGTAGGATCTACACAGGCCCATTTACTACGAAAATAAGGAACGATAATAGTTATTGTAGCGCCATTTTTAGAAACTCTATGTATTTCCTTCATAGCACCTATAATGTCAGATAAGTGTTCTAAAACATTATCCAAATGTATTACATCAAATTCGTTATCTTGAAAAGGCCATGGATATACGTCTAAGTTGTGTACAACGTCTGCGCCAACATTTTCATTTATGTCAACAGTGATAATAGTATCGCCTGGATTACCAGGTCTTTCTTTTTTGCCACAGCCTAAAACTAGCAGTTTTGCCATCAAGTGCCCCACTCGTTTTTAAACAATGGCACTTGCAATCTGTCACTGTAACGAAGACCATTTTTCATTGCCAATTCTGCTACACGACGATTGTTTAGTGTATAAACACTTTCAACACCGCCTACGGGCATTAAGTACACAGGGCCACTGAACCCTTCTGCACGATAAATGTCAACAGTTTCTAATGCTTCTTCAGCATCTTCTTCTGTAGCTACAACAAACTTAAGATATGTATATCCTACTTCTTCATATTCACGAATAACGTCGGGTCTTATAGCAACACTACGTTCTTCGCCACTACAACTAAGTTTAGCACTGACACTAAAGGTCAATCTATGATAGCCTCGATTTTCCATACCCCAACTTAATAGATATTTTTTAAATTCCGGAGTTAATGGTTGAGTGCCATTTGTTTCAAAAGTTAATTCTTTAAGTCTCCACATACTGGGATGATCCAGCAACTCTGGATAAATGTTTTGCCATTTAAGTAACGGCTCTCCGCCTGTAATCACAAGATGTTCATCTTCCCATCGTTTATAAGGAAGTATCTTCATAATACTGCTTACAATTTCATTTGGAGTATAAAACGGACTTAGATGTTTGAATGCAGGATGCCAACTAGCATAACTGTCGCAACCTGTACTTACTAACGGGAGTTCTTCATAACTTTTGTACAAGTGTACGTTAGCCGCAATAGGTTCAACTTCTGTAGTAGATTCACCTTTAGGCATGCCAAAACCTGCACATTTAAAGTTACACCCAAAGGTTCTCATAAAAACAGAAGGCACACCCATAAAGCGACCTTCACCTTGAATACTATAAAATAGTTCTGCTAATTTTATTTTTTCCATGTATTATCCCTTAATGCATCCATAGTCAGTTCTTTGCCATAGACATTTGCTACAGGTTTCAAATATCCATATTCTATTGCCTGTAGTATAACATCTTTGTATGCTGTTGGACAAGTACTAGATATTTCAAATCCAGCTCTTGGACAAGTCACAACCCCATCAATTAATGTAAATCTTGGATCATTATTTTTGATGGTACGAATATTAGATTGTCTTACAGTTATTTTCATTGTAGGGGAATATCTAAACTAAATTTTTCGATTTCGTTTCTTGATTGACTTATAATATCTACCATCCTATTATAGTCTTGATCACTTAAGGTAGTTTTGTATATTTGGAGAGCTACTCGGGTCATTACTGCACTAATTTCCATCGAGCTATAACCAGCAGTAGTTAAATCAGCAGTAATTTTTACTAGGGCATAATATAATTCTTCTAAACGATCATTTTCCATTCTAATCCTTAATTCTAATTAATCTTATAATCCAACTTGGTGGATCAAATTCCCACCATTTTTCACCTTGATTCCAAGCCCATGCTTTAGCATGATGATTGTTGTGCCAACCTTCACCTAAGCTCATTAAATGTGCGATCCAACTATTCCTTGATTGATCACGGCCTAAATCATGATTTTTGTATCCGTGTTTATGAGCAATTACAATAATTGAACTAGTTGAGTGTAAACACAGACAAGCTGGAATTGCATAGACAAAAATAATTAACCAAGGGTTGATCAAAGCTAGAATTACATTATAAACAATAATCAAAGGAAGATAATTTTTATGTAGCCATTTTTGAAAATTACTTTGACGTAAATCTCTAACTATCTTTGGACTTATATTTGTTACGTCCCAGAGACCAATCCAAACTTTAAATGCTTTTGTTAGGCTATATTTTCCATCAGTGTATGGACTGTGTGGATCTTTATTAGTTTCTACGGATTTATGGTGTTGTCTATGCACAGCAACCCAAGCTAAAGGACTGCCGATAGTAGTTACTACGCTGATTAAGCTACATAGTTTTTCGATAAAGGGATAAGTTTTAAAACTTCTGTGACTTAATAATCTATGTAAACCTATGTTTACTCCTAACATACCTGTAATAACGTATGTTATCAAAGATAGAGCCAGCATGCCATAATCATTAGTTACGAACACATATACTAGTCCAATTACTAGTAAAATGTGATTAATTATTTGTAATCCTCGAACTTTATGATTGTGACTTAGTGTCATCAGGTTTGCTCCTTTGTTTACGAAATTTTTCAACATCTAAAATAGCAGATTTAAGCGTTTCAGAATAATTTAAAGCCTGCTGTTCAGTCATGATGATTGAAGACTCGTATTTAACAAAACCTTTGGTCAAAAGATCCCAAATTAATTGGAAACGATTTTTGCTCCAAAAATTACTTTTTACTGTGGTATAGATAGTGGTAGTTATACGACAATCATCAGCTTCGATCCATACATTATGGTTGTGATCTGAATCGCCACATTCACAGGCTATTTCATAAAGTTTTGCATCACCCCAATCGTTCTTTTTTAAAATGCCTTCTGCTGGTTTTTGTGCTTTCATGATGCGTTTTTGATCCAAGTTAAAAACATTTTCTTTTCATCCTTTGGATGCCATAGTTTACCTGCAGGACCGCAGGGTTCACTACTAAATCTTGTTATACTACATAATTCATATTTTGCTGATTGAATTTTAGGGCCCATTACTACATCGTTATCAGATTCAGATTTTTTATAATTTTGTCTGCATCTAAGGGTATACCTTTTAGAATTCATGAATAGTTTGTCATACCACAACTGAAAACTATGTTTACAATCTTTGCATAACAAATCTGTATTTTTCATTGCTTAAACAATTCCAAGTTAATGATTTTGGCTACACGTTCTCCTACATCTTCACCTGTTGGGATAACGTAAGTTTGAGTATCATGACGATCTTTACGCTCATCGTAGTGTCGAACATTTAAAATTTTACCACCTACTGCGGTACTTAGTTCAAAACTAATTCGATTCTCACCTTCCGGACGTCCACGCTCTATCATTTGAGCACCGCTTAGTGTATTCATTCTTGCTTCCTTTATACTAACATACGCATTTTCTTCGTATCGATCTTTATTTTCCCAAGCCTTTTTAGCCTGTTTGTAGAACCATTTGTCAAACCATTTCATTCGAATTCCTTATTAAACCATTTATCAACCAATTGTTCTGCTTCTTCTTGTGTAAGGGCATGAACAAAAATACGTGCAAGTTCCCCTTGCGTGTGTTTTATATCGAATTCAATCACACCTGTTGGAATATCATCAAATTCTCTAAGTACAACAAATTCTTTTAAATTTTTTGCACGATTGATTAAATTGTTAGCTATATCTACTGAGTTCATTATTCTTCCTCTTTGTAATCAACAATATTGCCATCTTTGTCAGCAACAATAATTCTAACTGTTTCCCCTTCAGAATTTTGAATTTCAATTGGTCCCCAAATCCACATCTCTGTGTCAGATTGCATCCAACCTTCTTCTTCCTCTAGGGCATAGAATCCTTCTTCTTCGACTAATTCTTCTAGACGTTCACGTTCTTCATCGTCCATATCCTCGGGCCAGTCTACATCTTCCCAACAACCGTCAAAAGTTTCGATAAGCTCTACATCTTCAACGTTTGGTCCAGGAAAGTTATACATGTCAACGCTGTCTTTACTGCCGTCTCCGCCGGGCACGTAATCAAATTCAAACTCTGGCATGTTGTCGTCGCTAGTGGTAACATTCCAACTACCTGAACGCCATCCAGTTTTACGAACAATTTCCATACCATCTTTAGAAAAATGCTCGTGTTCTTCGATAGATTTTTTGTAATGCGTTTTTACAATCCAAAGAGCCATAGTATTTCCTTATCTAGGAGCAAAATCTTGTTGTAGTTTAATATTATCAAAGAATTCTTTCTTTGTTCCTTGATCGTCTTTAAATGCGCCTTTAAGCACAGTAGTCTGAGTTAACGAGCTATGCGCCATAATGCCACGGTTTTCACAGCAACCATGTGTGGCTTGAATATAAACACCTACGTCTTTTGCTCCGGTAGCTTTGGAGATCTCGCGAGCAATATCATTAGCAAGTTCCTCCTGGAGAGTTCCACGTCTTGCACACCACTGTGCGATGCGTGTGTACTTAGAGAGTCCAATGAGCTTGGAAGCCGCAATAATACCAATATAGGCAACACCAGCAACGGGCTGATGATGATGGCTACACATACTGCGAAGCTCACTGCGAACAACCAACATACCTTCGTAGCGGTCCTCCGAATCATTTGGAAATGCTGTGCAGTCTGGAGGTGTTTCATATCTACCACTCATTATCTCATTAAAATACATCTTAGCCAGTCGACGTGCTGTGCCTTTGCTATTTGGATCACTTTCTCTATCAATTAGTAAACGATCGAGAACTAATTCAAAAGCTTCTGTAGCTTCATCGATTAGTTTATGTTTCATTTCTTCAGTGACATATTCTGAAATATTGTCGCCTGCCCAAAAACGTTTTTGATCACGTTTCATTTTAAAGCGAATAACATCTGCTAGGTATGCTTCTTTGTAACCACCATCGCCTGCCATTGCATCTAATCCTGTTTCTTTGTTTTCTGACATATACACTCCTTGACTTGATTATACA